GGGCTAAACCAGCTATTGTACTAACTGTACCAGCGTTGCCTGTAATTGAGCCTGCTATGGCGTTTGTTACTTGTAAATCAGTAAACCAGCCTTTTGTTATCCTTGTTCCAGTAGAACCTAAATCACCTGTAAACTGCATATTAGACCTATCATAAGTAAAGCTAGTATGTCCCTCAATAGTGCCATCACCAGTCCAAACACCAACTTGATTATCTACAGGTATTCCTACTTTACTTACATCTCCACTTCCGCCAACTACCTGCCATGTTCCATCTCCTCTAAGATATTTTGCAGCATCGCCAATTGCTTGAGCTGGTACTAAACCTTTTGTACCACCAGCACCAGTATCTCCACTCATTATTACTAAATCGGCTGTTAATTGTACCATTGTTCTATTTGTCCAAGCTCCTGTTTTTCTTTGAATAATATCGTCATTACTTGGTGTTAGACCTGCAATAGCTGTTAAATCAGCATCAGAAGCTTGTTTACCATTTATTTGACCTTGTATAGCTGAAGTAACTCCTTTAACATAAGCTATCTCTACTAAACTTGGATATGTAGCAACTGCTAAAGAAACTAAATTGCTTGAAGCACTTGTAGCTACTAACTCTGAAGCTGTTAAATCTGTAACCGTTAAGTCAGGTACAGTTAACAGATTAGTAGTCTTATCATAAGTAAAACCAGCTTCTCCAAGAAAAGCTCCACCATCATTAAATTGAACACTAGTGTCTGGACCACCTGGTGAACCAGCACCAGAGATAGTTGCAGATACTTTTAATCTACCTGTAGTTGGGTCTACAAGTAGTCTTCGTAATTCTGCAGCAACATCGTCTGTTATACCTAACAGAGTATGTTCGCGATTATCATCAATTTTTGCATTTTCGTCTGCCATATTTTTAAAATTATTTTAATTATTCCATTAAAACATCAACCCAAAGAAATCCATCATCACTATTTATAAGTAATGGTTTAGGATTACTACCATCATAAGCCATAGATGCTCTATGGTGATTTTCATCTGGCTTAGTTACAGTTCTTTGAACTGGTACAGTATTTAAAGCAGTATTTATTTCAATTAATAATCTACCAGTAATAGGGTCAACTAATAGTGGTTTAATAACTCCATCAGTATCTACTGCTAAAGCATTTTTACCATGATTTTCGTCTGTTCTTGCATTCATATATTAATCTCTTAAAATATCTGTTTCTTGTCTCAATATAACTAAAGTTTTATTTTGTTTTGGAGTTAACTCATCCATTTTATTTATATTCTTTAACTACTACTTTTGGAGTAGTACCAGCTATTGATATAGCCATTTGTGATACTGCACCTACCATTTCTTCATAATAACCTCCTAAACCATTACTATCAGCAGTACCAGCTTTTAATACTACATGAAATACAGTTGATGAAGCAGTTACTCCTATTCCAATAAATACAGGATTAGTTCCTACATTTTGAATAGACCAACCTCTTCGTTCTTTTGCTGCTAATACTACACCTGCACTTGTTACGATAGCTGGAGTATTAACATTGTCTACTGGTGAAATTGCTCTTCTCATATAATTCCTTTCTTCTTAGCTTCAGCGAAGGCATTTGCAAGTGTTGCTTGTTTACTTGCTAATTTCTTCTCTTTAGCTAATAAAGAGTTATGTTTAATATTTAAAAGTTTTTCTTTATTATTTAATTCATCTTCTTTATAATCTAGTTCAACTTTTCTACTATCTAATAACAATAATTTTTCTTCACTTTCTTTTTTAAAATATTCTATACGTTTATTAAATTTGTTATTCTTTTCATCAAATTCTTTTATTGAATTATTATTTTCTTTAGTAGCGTTCTCTAATAATTTAACACTTTCACCATTCTTTATTCTTTGATTTTCAAGATTTTTAATTAATATTTTACTATTCTCAATAGTTTCTTTAAGTTTATTGCTATCATTTTCTATTTCTATTCTTAGAAGCTCTAAAGAAGTCTTTTGATTATTTAGCTCACTAAGCTCTTTATCAATAGGCTTTAAGGCTTTCTCACGTTTTAACTCAAGGTTTTTAATTTCACGACTTAATGCTTCAACAGTTAACTTTAAATGATTTATATACGATTTGTATTCAGCCTTCATTTTAACTTTCTTTTCATCTATATCTTTTGATAATTTCTGATAACTATTAACACTATTATGAATAGCTTTCTCAATCTTTAGAGTCTTAGCTCTTTTCAAAGTATTCTGTCTTTCTTCTTCAGACTTAAGTTTTTTAGGATTAAGTAATAACATTATCTTATTTATTACCTACAACTGACTTTTTTGACCCAGATTTGGCTTTGACGACATTTTCTGGTGTAGATGTATGTTTTTATCATCTGTATCTTTAGCTAATTCTGAGTCATTCTCTGGTTTTTTCCTAGCTATCTCTCCTTCTTCTTTTAAACCAGCAAATTCTTCCTCTTTAACTTTTTCTGTTTTTGCTTCAATCTCATTATTTAACATTTTTTGTTCTAATTTCAATTGACTTCCAGCTTCAACAAATACTCTACCAACACATTTTTCCATCATAGGATTTCTATGTTGAATTAAATTAGTTGGTTTATTTTCTTTGTTTAATTCTCTATCAATTAAATGTTTAGCAAAGTGTAGTGCAAGATATTCTTGCAACATAGTACTTTCGCCAGCAGGAATTAAAAACTCTTCTTTATCCCAAACTCCAACGAAATCTTCTTCACTAAAGTTTGTAAATCTAACAGCTCTCTTAGTAGCCATATCGTTTATATTAGGGGTTGGTGAGTCCTCTTAATTAGCACCATCAGGGGAGCGTTTATGGTACACTCCCCGTAAAACCATTAACAATACTTATCCCATCTTTAAGAAGATTGGACTATATTCTGTAGACACGCCTTGATTTAATGCATAACCAATAGCTGCAGTACCAACTGTACCTAAAGTACAAGCACCATCAGTAGTAGTAGATGCATCAACTTGCTGACCTAAAGCAGCAGGAGAAGCGTCTGTTAAACATGCAGTAATACCTTCAACTTGGATAAATCCATATTGACCAAGAGTTACAGCAGTTTTAGCTACACCAACTGGAATACCAGTCTCAGTAGCAGCATGTAAAATAATGCCATTATACATATTTGCAATTAAGCAAACTTGTGAACTTGTAGTTAGAGCAGTGACAATAGGTGTTCCTTCATCTAGTGTCAGTACTAAATTTGCACTAGCATCTGCAGCTGGATGAGACTTAATAAAGTAAGTTTCACCTTGACCATCTTCATCATTTACAACTACTTTACCACCTGCATACTGATTAACAGTAGCAGCAGTAGCACCTAAAGTTACAGTAACAGAAAGTGCACCGGCGGCTGCGGCAGCAGCAACAGTAATATTAAGATGATTATCTACAGAAGCAGGACCATCATAAAGTTTACCAGCTATTAATGCAGCAGCACCAACTTTGACATATCTCCAAGCAGTACCGTCATTACCATAAACTTTTGCTCCAAGATCCATAGAACTTGTTGCTTCGTCTAAGTCAATGCCACCAGTAACTGCTGCAGGATATGATGTTAATTTTAACATAATATTCTATTTAATTAATAATTTAGATATTAGATATAACCTCTTTAATAAATTTACTACCATTCATGTAAGTTTGTTTAAGTTTTAAGATACCATCTTCTTTAAACTCAGACTCCAAAATGTCTGTATAAACTTCTGGATCTTTTTTCTTACTTTCTTTAGTTTTCTTTGTTGAAGTTTTATCAATATCTTTTTTTTCTGTAGTTTCTTTAACTACTTTATCTTCTTCACTCATATAACTTATTTAGTTAATTAAGCAGCTACAGCTAAACCAGCAGTTGCATAAGTTGAACCGTCTTGAGATACAACAAATATATTTTGTCCTGTAGTACCCATAACGGTAACATCTACAACAGCGCAATTAGCATCACAGAAAACTGCACCTTGAGTTTGAGCAGCACCAAATGCAATAGCAGCAGCAGGAGTTCCTGCTGATAAAGGATTGTTAAAGAAAGTAGTATTCTTAAATGACAACATTCTTTCTACATCGGTAGCATTAGCTCCGTATACAAAGTTTTTATCTGTATCATCAGCTTTACCAGCTAAGAAACAACTATCAAATATTATATCCCTACATTTCTTACCAGAAACAATACCACCAGTTAATAGAACGTTAGGTCTAATATTACCAGTAATATTTGCTGTAGAACCAATATAACAATTAAGGAATTGAGCACTGTCACCATTAGCAACAAGTTCTGAAGCACCAGCATCATCTAAGTCTGATGACTTATACATTTCACAACGTTCGTAAACTGCATATTCACCAGCTTCTACAACACCATAAAGACTTTCAGCTTTAATATTGCTAGAGTCAAACTTAATACCAGTAAATGTATTACCAACACCAGTGTTTTGCATAACACCTATATCAGTAGCATTTGTAGTTGTACCCATTGTAACTCTAGTTCTAGCACCCATACCATAACCACCACGTAAATCAGTACCAATAAAATGTAATCTGCTCTTAGTAATTTCTAACATCTCAGTTTGAGCATGAGCAGCATTTGCGCTAATAAAAATAACATCTTGATTATTAGTAGTAGCAGCATCATGTGCAGCACTAATAGTTGCGAAAGCAGTATTAGGTGTATTACCTACATTGTCATCGCTACCATTATCTGCATCAACATACCAAGCATTACCAAATACAGTTGTTGCACCTCCAAGTATTTCACTAGGTAGGATTTTAGCACCGTATTTTAATCCAGGTACATAATTATTTAATAACATAAATTTCTTTTATTAACTCTCTCCAGTCTAGCCGGGTCAAGAGCGAAATTAATTAAACACCAGTTATTCCTGTTAACTTACCATGACGTTTTGGATTTGAACTCCAGAATTCACCACCTAAGTAAATGTGGCCAATTAATGAAGCTTGATTTGAAGGAATAATCCAACCACTCCAAGAAAAACCTAAGCCTTTAACATTAGTATAGTCGTTACCTTCAATATCTTTAATACCATAATTGACTGGTTTAGTTTCAGCCATTGGTACACCACGCCATTCTAAGAAATTTTCATTCAAGAAGTATAATACTCCTGAAGTAGCTTTTTCATCAGCTAATACTGGAAAACCTTTAAAATATAAACCTGTGAAACCAGTTCCTGCAACAGCTGCAGAAGCGTTACGCATCATAGGTACATCTTTAGCAATTCTTTCTTGTGGTAATAATAACTGTTCGTATAGATTAAAGATTGTTTCACTACATAAAGCTTTAGTAGTTTTAACACTACCTGAAGATACTGCACTATATAAATTAGCCATCTTCAATAAGCTCAAAGTACCACCAGAGGCAGTAACAGTTGATTGTAATGTAGTATAAGTAGCACGTGCTAAATTACCATAAGTAGCAGCATTTGTACCATCATCAACAATAGCTTCTAATCCTAAGAAATCTTTAGAACCATTACCAGTACCGTCACCGTAAAAGATAGTACCAATATCATCAGCCATATCTTCTGCAGTACTTTCTAATTCAATAGAAGCTAAATCTGCAATAGCATTTGGATCAGTCTTATTAACTGATAATTCTGTTAGTGGTACAACAACAGGTATTTCATAAAATTTAGGATTAAATACTAACTTCTGACGAGTGTCTGAAGCGGCAGTGCCAAAAGTATCTAAACCTGAGAAAGATGAACCTTGTGTATTCTTACTAACCTTGATAGATTTTTCAATCTGTCGTCCAACCCATTTTTGTGCTGATGCTAACATCATTGTTGCAAGCACATTAGAGTTTAATACTGTATCAACTACTTTAGGCAATAACCTATTATTAGTAGTCGTACTTAGTCTATTTGCCATATTAACAAGTTTAAATTAATTAAACCTCTATTCTTCGTGGCTAAGTGTGTTAAAACTTTTATGCCGCAAATCTTGAGGTGTTAAGAAATCTTTATCATCGTCATTTTCTGAACTTGATTTAGTAGAATTACTAGCTATTTTTTTCTTAGTAGATGTCGTTGGCTTTGTTTCTACTTTATTATTCTTAGCTTTATTCAAAGCATCTAATATTTCATAACCTTTACCAAAGTCTAAATTGCCATCATCATTAATAGGTTTATACTTAAGCATAATATCTATTAACTCATTCTTTTTAAACTTCTTGCCATCATCTACTAATTTTTGGATTTCTCCATCACGCCATTCTTCTAACTCCTTTTCTTCATTTATTTGAGCTTCTTTTTCAGCCTTTATTTCAGCTTTTAGTTCAGCCTTTATTTCATCTCGCTGATCTTTTTGCTGTTTCTTATAAACTCCCCAAAGCTCTTCAGTATTTTCAGGATAACCTTCAGAAAACCAACTTGGAATTTCTTCTTTTTCAGAACTAGATAATTGTTCTTTAATGCTTTTTACTTCACTTAGAATAGGCTCAGCTTCTTCTTTAAAAGCTTTCAACGTCTTATTCTGTTCAATTATCTCTTTCCAACGTGGATGTTTATGAAAAGGTAGTTCATCTTCATCTTCCTCAGACTTTTTATCTTTTTTGTCTTCAACAGAAGATTCATCTTCTTCTTTCTCTTCATCTGTTTTTTCTGATGGTTGCGACCCATCTTCAGCAGTTTCTTCCTCTGCTGTCTCTTTACCAATGGAGTCCAACTGATCGTCGTCAAGATCATCTATTGGAATACCATCTTTTTTAATTTCGCTATCATCGTATAACATACTTTTGGGTGGGTGAGTTCCAGAGCTTTGAGCTTCTTTTAGCACCCATATTTAATTATTAAACTATTTTGATTTTACATCTTGTATTTCAAATTTACCTTTAACTTCATCTTTATCAAATTCCTCTTCTTCCATATATGGTTCCATGCGAGGTATTTCTATTTCAAACAATTTAGCTTTAATAGTTAACTCATATTCTTTTCCTACCTTCCAATCTTTTAATTCTGAAAGGTTTTTACTTGTAATAGTAATAGTGGGTTTAAATACCATTCTTTGTAGAGACTCAGTTTGTTTTTTAGCTTTACTATTTTTTGGCATATTGTTTGCTTAATTTCTTTAATGATTTAAGTTGTTTTTTAGCTTTATCAGATATTTTCATATTATTGTATTGGTACTTGATTAATAACATCTTCATTTGGTGCACTAGGTCCAGCTGGAGGTGCAGTTTGCTCTGGTTGTTGGTTCGTTATCATATCTTTTGTAGCACTATCAACGATTTGACCTTGTTTATATGCCATAACTCTTTCAGCAGTTTCTTTAGGATTAGGAAATTCTAGCTTCTCAAATAATGTTACTAAATCAATAGCTCCAGCACCGAATAATTCAATAGCTTGATTAGCTTGGGTAACTGGGTCTTTAGGAATAAGACTACCTTCTTTGACGCTAACTAATATTCTTATTGGATTACCTTCTTTAGTAGCAGTTTCGCTATTTATCAATTCAATCCATTCATTAGCTCCATCAGTACCTAATACTGCAGCACTATGTGGTTCATCATAATAAACATATATCATTTGAGTTATCCAGTTATAAATAACATCTACGAATTGTTCAATAAATTCTGCAATGCCTCCACCTATTCTTGAAGTATCAGTACCTCTAGCAATAATCTTACCTCTTACTGTACTTTCTTGTTGAACTCCAGAAGATGAAATACCTGTAGTACCAAATATATTCTTTAATTCAGTACGCATATCAGCTAAATTGTTATATATATCATTTGGTAAACCTTGTCCTACAATCTTATCAATAGCAGATCTTGGAGTTCCTTTAGGAATAGCAGCAACTCCTCCAGTCATAATAGCTTTAACAACTCTTGCAGCTTGTTCTTGAGTTAACCCAGCATTTTGTAAAGATACAACCCAACCACCATTCATATTATCTACATTATCATCTATCTGTCTTTGACGTTTATAAATAATATCTTGATTAGACATATTTTGTTCAATCAATGAAGTATCATCAAATGGTTTATCTCCTAAGTTAAATACTGAAAGAATTACATAAGGTATTTTTGGATATTTAAAATGATTAATTCCTCTTGTTTCTTCAATTTGTACTAACAACTCCCCTTCATCATTAGTTTCTTGTACTTCTGTTCCCATATCATCAATAGTCATCTGAGGTATTTCAATTTCAGCATTATAATTCCAATGTGGATTTTTAAACTTACCTAATACTATATCACCTAACTTCCAAAATACAGAAGTATTAGTCCACCACTCAGTGTATTTAATCTTTGTTCCCATCTTACCATTAACAGAACGTTTAATTTCATTTGCCTTTTTAGGAAATCTCATAACAAGTATTGATGCCTTATCTTTCTTTAACTCACCAATGAATTCTCCTTTATACCAACCACCATCAATTACTGCGGTACGGTCTAATATTACATTTTGAGGTTTAACTACTTTAATTGCTATATCATTCTCCATCTCATCCCAACCTAATTTGATAACTCCAAAATAGAATAATACCCAATTTCTTACAGCTTGTTTAAGTTTAATCTTTAATGATTGGATATCACTAATATAAACAATCATTTGTCTTACTTTCTTTGCTAAATTAATTGCAGGTTCTGTATCATTTGATAATACCAAAGGTTCAGGTCTTTGTTGAGTAGCTACAGGTAAGAATGTTTCAACAGCTTCAAATATAAGATTATCAGCATTAGCTTTAATAGTCTCTGACAATAAATCGTTGCTAATACCATTTTCATCAGTCTTACCTAACCAATACTTCAAAGAGTCTTTTTGCTTTCTTTCTAATTTATCTTTATAAGTACTTTGCCAATTGTTCTCCCATGACTTAGCTAATCTAATTAAATCATCATCAGATTTATCTAGCTCCATTTCATCAAGTAAAGGAGCTTCAGTACCTTCTTCTTGATCGCTATTCTTTTGGACTTTATTAATGTTTGCTCCTAATGAGAAAAACGAATCAAAAAGTGTACCAAGTTTACTCATATTATTTAATTAATTTTTTAAAAATTACGACAGGATATTTAGTAGTATAACCTACTATCTCCTTGTCTATGTAAATCAATTCCCATCCTAAAGCTCCTAGTTTATTTAACTCTTCTTGGTTTGGTAAGTAATCTATTTTTTTATATTCAAACATAAAAGCACCATTAGTAATTAATGATGCTCTTTATGGCATTCTGGGAGAAGGAATTCCCTAGAAATATTTTATATTATTATTATAATATACTTTTGTTATCTTGTAAAACAGGTGGCGGTAATCCACTATCTGAACAACCTATCTTGTTTATGCTTTTACATCTTCTACACTTTATCTCAATAGATAATCCATTAAATTGTTTAGCTAATAGAGCATTGCACTTATAGCATCTAATCTCTGTTATCATTATTTTAATTTATTATTATAGTATTTTCCACGTATTATCAAACAATGTTACTTTATCAGGTTTTAATGGATTAAACGTTATTGTCTGGTCAAAGTCTACTTCAGGAGCAGTCTTTACTTCATGCGGTTTATTTTCATATATTTTACCTTCACCATGAGCAAACCTAGACATACCAACTCTCCAATATATTGTTCCATGAACCCAATCATCTCTTCCTGACCTTAACCATCTACGTTTAACTGTACCAAGTTTAGTATCTTCTTCAACTCTATAGATATGGTTCCAATGTAACCAATAATCCCAATACTCTGCTTCAGTACCAAACAAAGGAATTCTACTATCACTAAATTCATCAATAACTAATTGCATCGTACGATTACGGTCTATTATTACATTGCCTTCTTCTTCATCTTTACCCCAAGTAACTAATTGTTGTGTCTTCCTATCCTCTCTATAGAAAGCAAGGAATACTCTACCTATATATTGTTCTTTTAATTGTCTAACTCTTAGACTGTCTTCAGGTTCACCACCTTGGTCAAAGACAACGATACTATTAGACCAACGTTTTAAAAAGTATTCTATTTTATCGTACTTACTAACTAATATATTTCCATTTTCATCTTTCTGGTCTTGCTCTTCTCCATAATGAAATATTCCTAATTCATTACCTATAACATATCTTAAGTATTTACCAGTATCACAACCTATTACTATCTTACCTTTTTGCAAGTTTGTTTCATTTGTTAAGTTCTTCATAATAACATCTTGAGATACTTTATTACCAGAACCTACATAAGGTAATCCTAATACTCTATTCCAAAAATATTCTTCTGATTTAGTTTTAAACAACTCTATTATATAACTTGCTTTAATCCATGGAGCAATTAGTAATGGTATCCAATAACCAGAATAATTAATCTTTATACTCTCTTTACCTTTAGTAATAATACTACCAATCTTATATTTGGATATCCATCTACCTTTGCGTCTATCATTATCACTTAACTCTTTCTTACAATGCTTACATATAAATATTTCTTTTTCTTGATTTATACTCTCTGGCCAAGACATATAATGTTCTTTTTCACAGTGTGGACATTTAATGAACCAATGTTTCTGGTCTGATTTATCCCAATACTTACTTACTCCTACACCTTCTGTTGAAGGATGTCCAAAGTGCCAATGCCATTTATATTTGCTATGTTGTAAACGAGACTCATAATCTCCAATAATAATTTGGTCACTAAAATCTTCTTCATCATGTATTAATAAATCCGATGATACAGAAATAGCAGCACGCTTAGTAAAAGTACCACGAAAGTAAACCATGCCTTTACCAATTGATTTCTGCTCAACGTTATCTCTGTCATGTGTATAGGTCTGAAGAATAGGGTTGTTAGCAATAATACGATTGACTTTACCATTAACAAACACAGAAACATCCCCATCAGTAGGAAGAGTGTATATAGCATCAATTCCAAAGACTTTGACAACATATATTATTTTTAATATCTCTAATGTACTTAATCCTATCTGTGCAGCTTTCAGCATGACTTGTTTAGCACTCAAATCCGAATATGGTTCAAATAAGAATAAATGATAATAGAAATCAATCAATATACCTTTTTCTGTTTTAATCTGATGCTCTTGTATCCAAGCATGTATTGATATATTCTCTAAACTCATTGGTTTTTATTTTATTCTTTTAATTGAGGTGGTTTCTCTTCATAAACTTTTCTTAAATCATTTTCGTATCTATTTTTAATATCAGTAATCTCTTTAATGTTTTCAATATTTTGACTATGTTCATGGTCTATCTTACCACTATGATGATTATCAATTTCTTTCTTATCTACCCAATTATAATTATTCTTTAAATTAAAAATAATACCTGCTACATTCCTACTATTATGTAAAGCTTCTTCAGTATAATTCTCAATAATTTGTTTAGCCTTTTTTATGGTGTTTCTAAACTCTTCTTTACCATTATTCTCATAATCAATTAAAACTTTCCTTGTAGTGTTTAAATCTACAGCTAAACCAGTAATAGTAAGCGGTCTAATATTATCATAAATAAGATTACCATCTTCGTCTGTCTCGTCTATATAAACAATATAACTTTTTCCATCTTCATCTTTCTCTGTTTGTTTTAATCTTCTCTTAGCGAAACAACAATTAAAATAACTATCAATCTGTTCTTGAAGTTCTTCTACTGTCTTCCATTTTTTAGGTCTACCACCTACATGAGGTATAGTCATATTATTTCTTTTTAGGTTTTTTCTTACCGCAACTCATATAATTATTCTTTAATTTCTTCTTTAGTATCTTCAACAATATCATCTAAACTTAAAATTTGAGCTGTAGTAATTTGTTCTGGTAAATTTTCTTGTTTAATATTATGAAGTTTAATGTCATGATTATATTCATCTAACAATTTATTATACTCTTCAATTTGACTTTCACGTTCTTTCATTTCTTTAGGAAATTCTTTCTTTAAATCTTCTAATTTATTATTAAACTTCTTCATATCCTTTATCTGATAGTTAGTCTTATCAGGTGTCATTAAAGGTTTACCATTATTATCTTTTTCAGCAATACTCTCACATAATTCAATACGTTTCTTATCAAATCTTTGGTAATCTTTACTAGGTTCTAAACACTTAGTTAATGTTTTTACCTCTCTTTGTAAAATACGAATGTTCTTAGCAATAGCATAAGCAAACTTTACTCCTGGTAAATGAGCTACTTGACTCAATGCTTGTAATAAAGAAAAGATTTCTCTGTTTTTGATTTTCATAATGTTAATTTAATTAATCTTTATTTTTTAGCACAACATTTGTCATCTTCTCTTTTAATGGCAATAGTTGTTTCAGTTGTAATTAATGTTTTAGCAACAGAACAAGCATTCTCTAAAGAAACTCTTACAACCTTAGTTGGGTCAATAACTGTTGGTTTAATAATAAGTTTACCTCCAGCATTTTCTTGTATCTGATTGTATGGTGCTAACAATGGTTTTGTTAATATATTATCAGGTAATTTCTCACTAATACTTTTTAATGTTAAACCACCACCTGGCACAATACCTTCATTTATTGCAGCTCTTAATGCATTAACAGCATCTTCAATTTTATGCTTAAGGTATTCTCTTTCTATTTCTGTAGTAGCTCCTACTTTTATAATAGCAACACCACCAGTCAAATTAGCAATTCTAGCTTGTAACTTATCTTTCTTATAAACTGAACCACCTT